AGGAAAGAGCCTCGACGGGTCTGAAGCGATCTTTCATCGTCTGATTCTCGATTAACTCTTTCCAGTTGCTCATAGTAAGCCTTTCGGGAACGGATAGACCGCATCCTCGTGAGGAGTTCCTGGCCGTGGTGCATTAAAGAACCTCCGTTTTTCCAACTCTGTAGGCTTCCAGAAACACTCCGGAGCCTCAGACTTGATGATGTGAATGACCCTCTCTAAGACCGGAGAGTCATCCGAAATGTTTGCAGGACGCTTTGCAAACGCTTTTTTCAACATGGTTTGGTGGTGTACGCTTAACATTAGAATGGCACATCCTCGTCATCGTTAGTCTTAGCGAGTCTAGTTTCCGCGTCTTTCTGTTGGAACTTTAGCCCAAGATACTTCCCGTCGGAACCCTCGTTGACCCATCCTGAGATCCAAAACTCGACCCCGTTAATCATTGCTGAACCTCGGTAGTCTGGGTGTACGTCTTTCTCTTTCTTCTTGTTCTTGCTGATTGATCCTGTTAGTTCTTTTGGCATAGCGTTAACTCCATTTGATTAACTTCATTGAGAAAGGCAACCAGATCAGCCTCGATCTTTGTTAGCTCTTCCGGTTTTGGCTCGTAACGTACGACGAATAGTTGAAGATGTTCAGGAAGCCTTGGGTCGAACGAAACAAAGTCGCACCAAGTCCTACCTGTCACGAGCATTTGAGTAAGCATTTGTGGTTTGTATTTGGTGGGAACCTCCTTAGCTAAAAGATAATCAACGTGAGTGTTTGAGTTAGGGCACTTGATCTCGATCAACCCTGAGCCTGCAAAGCCATCAGGAGACGCTCCAAGCCACTTTATCGACTTGTGGGTATGAAACCCTGTCTGCTCGACGAAATGGCCTGTATGGACTTCGTAGGCTGCTCTGGCAACAGGTTCTTGTTCCGTACCCCATTGCATAGCCGCATTCGTGAATGAATCGCCCTGTAAGCCTGTCAGACGCTCTGTGACGAGTTGAATCTGGTAGTTCCTGCGTGTAGCCGTTCCAGGTTTCGCAAGCGCGTCTGAGGCCCGTGAAGCGGTTAGATGCCCTAACCTTGCCTTAAACCAATCGTCAGTTCTTTGTTCCATGTTGCACCTTTAATATCCCTCGTTCAATCATTGCTTGCATTGTGTTGATGTACGCTTGGTTCCAGAAGTCTCGACGTTCCTCACGAGACATGTCTTTCCCCTGGTCTAAGTATGAGTGGCATTTGTAGCAAAGAGATGCTACTAAAGCATCAGAGACTTTGATTCCCATACCTTTGCCTTGATTCCTGTGGGCAGCGACTACAGTCCCGTCCTCACAAAAACATGATCCGCAAGGCATATTTCTACAAGCCTCGAGCAACTTTTTGTTGGTGTACATTGATCTTCCTTAAGTCAAGTTCAGCGTCCTTCATCTCATCAGTCCAGACCAAGCCCTTCTCAATTGCGTACTGTAGAAGTTGCTCTACGAGATCCGAAAACTCAGACACGGTAAGCGAAGCAGTCGAAGGCTCAATCTCTTTTACTTGGCCTCCAGGGAGTTCAACGACCCTTGATGGTAAAAACCTCGTCTTAGCCCACTCATGCCAGATGTCTTGGGTGTACTGCTGGCCCATTAACTGTTCAGCACAAGCTGTCAGGATCGACCAATAGAACCGATTCTGAGCCGCTGTACGAGGAGGTTTGGAGATAGTTACCATGTAGCCTAGTTCAGTGGCTTCTATGGCCTCTATGACCCTCCTGCGGTCATTCTCAGTTGTCAGTATTGATCTCATTTCTCAGATACCAGTTGTAGTTGGCTCGGAAGGCTCGTCTCTCAAAGTCGGTGAACTTATCGTGACGCTCTGAGAACATGGCGTTGACCATGCGTCTCTTGAACTCTTTGCTGTCAACGTCAAGCCACATCAGATAGTTATCAAGCCCAGACTCGTAAAGATCTCCGAATAGAAACCGCATGGCCGTGATCGTGTCGTCTTGTGGTCTAGTTTTGTAGGGTGCTTTGCAAGCATCATCGACTGCCAGTTGTATGACAGACCAGAGCAGTTTCTTGCAACGCTCGGTCTGGATTGAGTCCAACAGTCCTTCTTCAAATGTGTTTAGGTTCATTTTCGTTTGTAGTAGTAAGCCCAGGCTTGCCTGTAGAGTTTTTCTTTCGTTACCAACTTGCGAGCCTCCAGAGCACGAATCATCTTCAAGGCATTTTGTGGTGTGCAACCGAACTTGTTAGCAAGATCGTTAAGTGACATCCAGTCGTCAAGTGCAGTTAAGTAAGCCGTTTGTGTTGGCGTTAGCGGTTTAGACTTGTTGAGCATCAACCGGCCAAACTTTTCCACCGACTTCAGGAACTCATCTCGGTGAGAGATGAGCACCCCTGATCGTTTAGCGGCATCAAGAATCTGACTCATTTAATCTCCGTGAGTTCTTTCTTGCGCTGCTCTTTGGCTGCGTCTAACTGATTGATAGCTTGCGGATCATTCTTGAACTCTTTGTAGCTTGTAGTCCATGCTGCTTTTAATTCGTCTACTGTTTGGGCCTTTGAGAGCGTTTTTATGTGGTCGTCTATAGATGGTTTCTTTTCCGAATTTGCTTTTACCTCATGAGTCGTTGCGTCAGCATCGTTATCTCCTTCAGTTGGTATGCAAAAGGCTTGAAAGGCCGCATACTTGTAAGCCGCTGACATAGCTTTGTTAGTCGCTTTATCGCCAGAATCCATTGCTTCACCAAATGTCTTAACTGTGTGTTTAGTTCCGTCATGCGATGAAACGAAATCAAACTCAGCCTCGACCACGACATAAAAAAGTGACGATCCGCTTTTGCCCATGCGCTCAGACACTTCTCGGCGCATAACTCTAGGCAGGATAACCAGACCGTGTTTAGAAATGATCGGAGCTAACGCGTTGTAAACGTCATCAATCCCGCGGAAGTTGTAGGATTGTTGAGCATTCTTGCGGTCTTTAGAGATTCCATGCTGGCAAAGGTCAGCCGATACTTTTGCGATTAAGTTGTAGACATTCATGTTTGGCTCCTTTACTTTATGAACAGGAAGAGCAGTGTTCCGTAGCAAATCCCTAATGCTGTGCATAAGATCCAGTCACTCCTCGTCGGCTTGTACTTCGTCAAGTTCGTATTCCTGTTGTTCCAGCTGTTGTTGGTGTTCATAGTCTCTTTCCCTTTCAAGATCGTATTCGTAAAGTTTTCTGTCTAGCCAAGCATCGTAGTCAACGCTCATGGTGTTTCCTTTGTGTAAATCGTGCAGAACTGTTCTACGTTAGCTACAAATACAATCTCGTTGATCTTGATGTTGTAGTCGTTGTCAAAATATTCCTTGATGATTTTTTCTAGCTGCTCTTGTGTAAGTACAATCTTCATGTTGGCTCCTTGTTTCGATGGAGTAATCTTAGGCTTATCAACTACTAAAGACTGTCATTGTGACGACAATCTCTGCCGCTGATACCAAAAAGAAACGCCGTTCGTCGGTAAGTCCTACTCAGAGGTCTTTAGCTGCGTTGAGGGAGCGAGGTTACTTATGCCAGATCGTCGAGCACTGGAACCCGTGGGCCAGGATCAGGCAGGACTTGTTTGGGATAGGCGACATCCTTTGTCTTAAAGACGAGGAGACGCTCTTAGTACAGACGACCTCGAGGGGTAACGTTTCAGCCAGGGTAAAGAAGATTTCAGAGAGCGAACATCTTCCGGTTATCTTGCGAGCAGGCTGGAAGATAGAGGTTCACGGATGGGGTAAGTTAAAAGAAGGATGGACTTGCAAGGTTATTGAGATCTGATAAGATTGGTTTGTTGTCGTAGAAGTCAACAATAGTTAAGGCCACTTACTCATGCGTCTGCTCTCAAAGTATCGAGAGACTTCTACCAGGCGCAGCAGTAAGTGGCTTTTTTATTGCCTCTCGACAACCGTACTCCGAGCGTTATTAAGCACCTTAGTTGTGGTGGCGCGGAAGGAAAGCAATAGCCGGTATGTCGCAAGACTAGGGGGCAGTTCCCGAATAATCCGGTCGGCTGGTCTGATCTGCAAGCCGAGGGGTTCGCAAGAACATGCAGATGCTGCTTACAGCGGAGGAACCTTCCCTCTCTACTCCTGTTGGGGTAGGGGGGTCTTTGGGAGGAAATAGCTAAATACCTAGCAGGAAGCTATGAATACAGGCAAGAAACTAGCTAACAAAGAGAGACAACGAATAGCGGCGTTAAAAAGAAAAAACGCTTTGCTAAGGAAGTCTAACAATGAATTGTCGGCAGAATGGAAGGCAAGAAAATTAAGAGGCATCCGTGTTGAGAGTGATGCGTTTTTGCAGACCTATGAGTGGCGCAAGGTTCGTATGGAAGCCTTAAAAAAATACGGTGCTAAATGCCAGTGTTGTGGAACGACTCCCGCTCATGGCGCAATCATGAATGTGGATCATATAAAGCCTAGAAAGCTATTCCCTAGTCTTGCCCTTGACATTAACAATTTGCAGATACTTTGCCATGACTGTAATCACGGCAAAGGCAATTGGGATATGACTGACTGGAGAAAGAAAAACAAAGTAGATTGTCAACAAGACGACAGTCAACAACAAAAATAAGGTTTACATTGAGATTTCCTAACAACAGGAGAAAACAATGTTCGAGGAGTTCTGGAGCAAATACCCAAGAAAGGTCGCTAAACGTGCTGCACAGAAAGCATGGACCAAACTATCACCGCAAGAGCAAAAGTCTGCTGTAGAGGCTTTGGTGACGCATAACAAGTATTACCAGGTGAAGGGTACGGGACAGGAGTTTATCCCGCATCCTGCTACGTGGTTGAACCAGGGAAGATGGGAAGATGAGTTAGAGATCGCACCTGCACAAGAGAAGGTTGTTGTGTGGTGGGCGACAGAGAAAGGTACTGCTGAGATGGCAGCGAAAGTAAATTGTCCTGCTAGACCAGGAGAGGATTGGAACTCTTGGAAGGCGAGGATCTCTGAAAAGTTGAGGGCGGCATGAACAGAGAAGAAATAATCCGCATGGCGCGGGGGGCTGTGCGGCTACCTGAGCCACAAACACCTCAAGAAGAGGCCATTGTGCGAGCCCTTGCACCAATATTTGAACGCTTCGCTTTCTTGGTTGCCGCTGCCGAGCGTGAAGCCTGCGCGAAGGTTGTCGAAGATTATTGCGGCGCATGGGATGACGAAGGTTATGCGCTTTCTAACGCCATACGAGCAAGGGGAGAGCTATGAGCAATTGCCTGCTGTCAGCCCTTGCCGCTTACATCATGGTGGCTTTTATAAACATGGAACTAAACGCAGCCGAATGGGGTGAGGCATCACGTTTCACGATGATTGTTTTTGCCATGTTTATTGCTGCGGTACTTAACAGCAATGAAAAGGACATATAAATCATGGACAAAGAAAACATTATCCGCATGGCTAGAGAAGCAGGGCTTGCTGATTCCAACGGGGTTGTTCATGCCTTTTATCAGCTTCAACGATTTGCCTTCCTCATGGCCGAGCATGAAAGAAATGCGTGTTCCGAACTGGTTTTGCAAGGAACAGGTGAGCCTGTGCAGACTAAGACGCTTGAGATCTTACGCAAAGAACGTGAGCGTGTTGCCTCCGCCATACGAGCAAGGGGGCAGTTATGACCGACAAAGAAAAAGCCTACGCACTGCTAAGAAAGCTAGCAGACGAAACAACGTATGTGATGGTGCATCCCAACGAGTTAAAGATTCTTCTTGACGATCTTGACCATATGAGGTTGAGAGTAAGGATCGCCAGACAAGAACTTAACGATGCTTGGCAGTTTTATAGAGGGGATATGGCATGAGCGAGAACAAGCAAGCAAAGACACCGACAGACGACGGTCATGTAGCGCATGTTTACCTGTTTGAGAAAACAGGCAGGCCAATGGTCGCATGGGATAACGCTAAAGACATAAAGCTAGGAGACAGGCTTTACGCTGCACCAAAGCAATGGGTTGGGCTGACTGACGAAGAAGTGTCAGATGTCATTGACAATATACTCGAAGGAGGCGGCTGGCTTGATGTTGCTCGCGCTATCGAGCTAGCCCTGAAGGAGAAAAACACATGAGTGGCGACCACAATATGAAAGATTCTTTTGAATGCCCAAGGTGCGGACATTGTTGCGCTGTTGATGAATGGGAGGTTCAGGACAACGTAAACCATCCTAAGCACTACACATCACATCCGTCTGGCGTAGAGTGCATAGAGATCACGGAGCATATGAACTTCAACCTTGGCAATGCTACGAAATACGTTTGGAGAGCGAGCCTTAAAGGTAAAGAGGTCGAAGATCTCAAGAAGGCTATTTGGTACTTAGAAAGAGAAATAGCGAGGATAGGATGACTGACGAGCAAAAGAAGATTCTTACTTACCTGAAAAAACGTAAGACACCTGCTGACCTAAAGTCAGTGAGACTACAGACAAAGATCGACAAGCAAACGACTGTGAACTGTCTAAACGCTCTGCTTAAAAAAGGCTGTATCAAGACATCGTTTAGGATAGACCCGTTTACCAAGGAACGTGTCTGGGAGTGGGTAAAGGACGAATACGAGGTCAAGAAGGTGTCCAGGCCGAAGAAGAAGTTCAAGCCTGTTCTGTCGAAACCAAAACAGGAAGAGGAAGGCGTAGACATCAGTTTCTTTAATAATCCGTTCAATTTGAGGGTCGCATGAACTTACATC